GAATTGAGCCATGTATGCTTTTATTTATAAATATCCATATAACTAAAAAAAGGGTCGTATGACCCTTTTATTATAAACCTAATTCTATTTGTCGATTCTTATCTATAAAGTGTTGAACTCTTTCTTTAGCCACTTTAGTATAATTCTCACTTAACTCTATTCCTAACCATCGTCTTCCACTAACTTCAGCAGCAACTAAACTAGTACCACTACCTGTAAAAGGGTCAAGAACCAAATCATTTCTATATGTAAGAATCTTAATTGCCTTCATTGGAATATCCATTGAGAACGTTGCTTTAGTTTGTTGTTTGGTATCTGCAAAGTATTCCCATTGACCGTAGACTAAACTCATAAACTCCTTCTTATCTTCCTCCTGATACATCATCTTTTGTTTGACAGTACCGTCTTCTTGTTCTAAATCTACCAACTCACCTTTCCACTGTGGCTCACCTTTAACTTTCTTAATGTGATTCTTTTTGTATCCAAGAATTACACACTCTTTAGGGTTATAGATATACGGTGCAGATGGAGACATCCATGAACCCCAAGCAGTAGTCTTACTTCTGTGTGGTGATTGTTCATTAAGGTCAACTAATCCAAAGAATTTGAATCCAAGGTTCTTCATAATCTGATAGAACTCAGACATGAATAATATTCTTCCTCCTCTGTCTTGTACGTTTACCTCATAAGGAATGTTTACAGCAATCCTTCCATCATCTTTTAATATTCTATAAGACTCTGATAACCAATCTTTGGTGAACTGCCAATAATCTTCCATAGATTGTCTATCATCATGAGTATCGTAATCAATCCCCACATTGTATGGAGGTGATGTTACTATCAAGTCTACACAAGACTCAGGAAGGTTGGCCATCACTTTAACACAATCCCCATTAATTATTTTATTTGTTTCTAACATTATAGTTTACCTTCTTGTTTTAATTGTTCCCTGATTTTAGTCGCAGATATTTCACTGACTTCTTGTGGTGGTACGTGTTCAATCACATCATATCCAACTCCTCTTCCAAAGTTTACTGATTCAATATCAGGAATGACAATAACCTCAACTCTCTTTTCAGCTATCAAGTCTAATAGTTTAACAACTATATTTGAATGAACTTGTGAAGCGGTAAAGGGATTTTTTTCATCGGGAGCGATATCTCTTATGCAAATTAATACGTTTTTACCTTGGTTTAGTCTTTGGTCTATCAACCATCTGTGCCCATCATGCCAAGGTTGCCATCTTCCGATAAACATTGAGTATTGTTTACCAGGGTTATTTTTTAGTTTTGGGTCTCCTTCTACGTGTATTTTTTCCATATTAGTATTCGTATGATAGAATTGTTCTAGCACATTCTTCAACCGTTTTATTATCAGTATCGATATCTACAAAAATCTCAGTTGGAGCTTCATAGTTTTCCACAAAAAAGTTTTCACGTCCTCTAACTTCAGTTGTGTGAACATAAAACTCAACAAGATTTTCACCCATTTTTTTCTTGAAACTTTCTCTTTGGTCTTTATATGGTGATACTAATGATACAATAACATTATGTCCTTTAGACATAAGATATTGTGAGAGTTGTTGTGCCAACTCAACATTTTTTCTTCTACCTTGTTCTGAATAATCTTTATTATCAAACAACGCTCTGATGTCATCTCCATCAACATTGAATGAATTTTGAGTTAATAGATTATTACAAATGTATTTTGCAATAGTAGTTTTACCCGCACCAGGTTGTCCTGTTAACCAATAAATCTTAGCCATTGTTTTCTAAATTTTTAATTTTACGGTCTAAATAAAAAGCAGCTTTCTTCAGGTCTTCCAATTCTTTTGTGTCATCTTTTTTGCCCGCCCTTGCAACATATTTTACTACGTTGAAAAGATACGCATCCCAATCTAACCCCCAAGCTTCACACACTTTTATTACTTCGTATGGATTATCCGCACCACCATAATGTGCAGGTCCATTTACCATTTCTTTACTCATTTCTTATTCCCCCACTTTTTTATCATGTACTCTATGTACTGGTCTTGTTTATTCCCATTATAGAACATCCATGCGATGTAGTAATCAAACCACCAATCTAATTTTTTGAGAAACTTTTTCATTTTATTTGGATTTCTTTTCAGGTTTAGAACCTTTCTTGTAAGGTTTCTTTTCTACTGTGTCCACAGTTTCAACTTCTGTTTTTTGTTCGACAGGTTTAACTCCTCTACTTTTTTTCCATTCTGTTTTGGAAACATATTGCCAGCTTAAGCCGACCATATTCATTGCGGTTTTGTCATCAACTCTTTTGATGTCACCGACTTCTACGTCCTTAGACGCTCTGATTGATTTAATACACTTCATTGGTTTTTTCCTCCATGTTTTGGTTTATTATTGATAAAATTTCTGCGTCAGTTTTCCCCTCCAAAAATAAATCATGTATTCTTGAAGATAGGTCATCTTCAAAATATAACATGTCACTTTTTCCGTAATATCCTCTTAAGTTATTGTTGTTAAGTGCCTCAATACATTTATCAAGGACTACGTGTCTTTTATTAAATCCCATACTAAAATATAATTCAATTATATTTCAGAGTCAAAGTTTTTTATTTTTTCAATATTAATAATTTGAAAAATGTAAGACATAATTTTTCTTTTCATTATTGGGACCATTGTGGCATCCATAGGAAATTCATGTGAACATTTAACTTCAAAAATTGGGAAGTCTTTGTATTGTTCATGTTGATTCCATGTTGAGAAAGTATCTATTATTGTTGTAAGATTTAAATTATGTGGTGAACCCTCATATATAAGATTCAAATAAGTTCTGTTATTTATATCATCACCTTTGATTTTTTTTATCTCGTATTCCCAAACATATAATTGTTGGTTGTTGTTCTTAAGAAAATAAACGTAACCTGAACCAATCTCAAGATATTTTTTGTTCTTCTTAATTATGATATTGACGTTGTCATACGCTAGATTCCATATTGATTTAGCCATGTTAAATGCATCAAACAACTTACTACCTGAGTATCTTATTGTTTTATCAAGTTCTTCAGATTCTTGGTCTGTCAATTCTCTTGGTTTCTTTGGATATAATTCCTTAACTAAAATTTCATCGTCACAGGATTCGAATTTTTTATGGGTTAGTAATAAAGTATTTTCTTTAACTAACGATTGAATGTTCGCTAAGTGCAAAGACAACTCAACGAAGTCAGGATAAATCTCTAACTTATCGAATCTTTTCTCGCATTTTTGTAAGTAATCCAACAATGTGTATTTGTTAAATTCGAAATCCAATGGTTCTTTCAATAACCATTCAGGGTCTAACTTAAACGACATTTTCTTTTTTCTAGCCATAATTAATAATAATCATAAGATACATCTTAATCAATTCTCATGACATAAAATAGCTGGTCTTGGACATAAATCTCATCCGCACTTCCATCATATCTGTTAAGTGTATGTCCGTAACCATCAGTATCTATTACCCCTTGGATAAAATCATCTTTATCAATATACCTTTCCCACTCTAACCCAAACTCATTCATAAAATTTTCAGGGTCTCGTCTAACATCACTAACCAATTCTTCTACTTTGTCATCTATCAAATCTTGTGGAAAGTCTCCTTCAGGGTCATTCTCGATGTCACCAATTTCATCTTCATACTCAACAATCAAATCTTCTAACTCTTCTATTTTTTCTTGAATCGAATCATCATTTTCGTCATCATCTTGTTCTTCTAAATTTGAAATGAGTTGTTGAGTTTGGGATATTCTCATTTTCAAAATTCCAATTTTTTCTTCCTGTTCATCTGAAAGTTGTCTTTCACTGTCATCAAAATAAACATCAGAATTATTTTCAACATCTTCATTATATAAATCTTCAGCATAATCAACAACACTTTCAACATCAATATAATCTTTGGCAAATGATGCGTTGAAACCTTCATATCCTATATCATCAATAAGACTTTCAACACTTTCATAACAACTATTTTGCATTTGGGTTTCAGTACCAACCGCATATCTTCTATCGTTGATACCAACATCTGTAACTTCAAATTCTGTTGTATCGTAATAAGTTCCCGTTGGGATTATATCATAAACATCAATTTTATTCTCCAATTCTGACACCTCGTCCTCTAAATCACTTATTTCATCCAACAATTCTGTTCTTACTTCTTCACTGTTATCATATTCTAATTGTAGTCTTTCAATCTCATTTTTTATTCTTTCTATTTCGATTAAATCTTGATTTGTTTTAACCTCCACGTCTTGGTTGTCCTCAAGAAATTTTAATAAAGCGTGAGCTTGCAAACCTTCTTCAGGACAGTCAGGACCTAATTCCCATTCATTGTTTAGTCTTCGTTCTTGAGCATCTTGTCTCTTGATTTGTAGTTCACGTTGTATTCTAAGTTTTTCTAATCTTTCTTTTTCTTTTCTAGCTAATTCTTTGTCTCTCCAAATTTTCAATTGTTCTGAGTATTCAGATTCTAAATAATTGTCAATTGCATCCACAATTGTATTGAATTTTTCACCAGGTGCTATCCATTTACCTCCTTTAATAGTTTCATCTTTAGCATCATAGAAAGTCATGTCACCATCAAACTTCTTAAGTAACGCAACTTTATAGAATGGGTCACTAGTTGGTAATGATTTATCTAATATATAAAATAATTTACCATCTTGATTATATTGATTGAATTGGTGATTTGAATCTGCCGCAGTACACCATTTTGTTCCTTTACCATAATAACAAGATGCTTCATGTGTTAATGGATTTACAATAAAAAATCTATCGTCTTCATAAACAACATTACCACCCTGAACTTTTTTTATATTTCTTTTGGCTCGGTTTTCATATTCAGACAAGGCAGTTAAAAGTTCTCCCAAACCTTCATATTGATTAATATCTGTTTTTGGCAAATTACTTGAAATCTTTTCGAATTTTTTTAAAGCCTCTACAAGTTTTCCGAAATTTTCTTCAAAGTTTATTGTACCAAAAGTTCTACCAACCCAATTAAGGAATTTTGGTGCAACATTCGAGGCAATTCTTTCAGCATTTGTAGGTGTAAATTTTTGTCCATACTTGGTTTTGAAATCCTCAACTCTTCCTTCTTGTATTAATTTTAAAAAATCCATTAATCTTTTATTTGATAAATATTGTTTTAATAGTATATTTCAACAAAGATAATATTTATTATTATCAAATAATAAACCGAATAAATTTAATACTATGGGATGCGGCTGTAAAAATAAGGGAAATGAAACAAACCCTACACCTCAACAGGCTCAACAAATTCAAGA